ACCGAGGACGCTCTTGACAACCTCGCCCGCCGCAAGCGAGACAGTGACACCGAAGAGGATTAAGCCATGATCCAAGTTACAGAGGTTTATGACGAGGCGAAGAAAATCGTGGGGAACTGCGATGACGTGAGGCTCTATCGCTGGATCTGCGATGCGGTGCAACTCATCGCCAATGCCGCAGAACTCGAAGGGTATAAGGGGTGGGTCGATATCTGCACGGATTGCCAGACGTGCGTCACCCTTCCGCGCGAGGTGGACACAGTCCTTGGAGTGAACATCGGCGGAAAGCCCACCCTCGGGCTTCACCAGCTTTTCAACTTCCATCTAAACGGACCCGGGGACTGCACCCCGATGACACAGTGGACCTGGCAAGACCAGGGAAAGTGGCACTCCACTTATCGCGACCTCATCACTCCGGCAAAGCTGGTTGTTTACACCGAGACAGACCTCGATGACAACAAGTCTTTCGTGGTTCACGGGTTCGACACGAATGGCCATCCGCTGTGGCACGAGGTCAACGGAGAGCGCCGACGCGGGACTCTTGTCCCAACCATCTACGGATACGCGATCCCCGACGCGGACGCCCCCGTAGTCGGCCGCATCACGTCCATTGAGAAAGAGGACACTGTCGGCATGTGCCGCCTCTCCACAATCGACAACTCTGGTAACACGGGAGTCCTTCTGGGCGTTTATGAGCCCGACGAGCGACTCCCGCAGTATCGCCGGATCAAACTGGGCAAGCGGTGCAACTGGGTCCGGGTGGCATATCGAAAATCGCACCCCCGGATCGACTCCCGCTACGACCACCTCCCTCTACTGAGCCGGAGAGCTTTTCTCCTGGCCATGCGCGCGCTGAAGGGTTATGAGGAGACGGATTTCGCCAGCGCGCACGCATACGAGGCGGACGCAAAACGGCTCGAACAAGAGGCCCAAAACGCGGTCGAGGCCCCGACGTATTTCCCGATGCAGGTCATGGACCTGAACCAGCCGCGAGATAAGTCGGACTACGAGAGCATCAGGTAATGGACAGACTCGAAGATTTTGACGCGCTGTTCTTACGTGGCAGCAAGAGTGACGGGGAGCCGGGGATGCTCTCCCGCGGTTACTACTGGATGTCGGTGAACATGCTGAATGTCGGCGGAGTTCTCTCCTGCCGGCCCGGGTATCGTTGCATCGTCCGGCTGCCGCAGGGACACCTACAGGGCGCCTCGCTGTTTCGACCGAAGGTCGGACTGGAAGAGATGCTAGTCGTCATCGAGGGGCATGTTTACGCTGCGGTGTGGCCGTTCACGAGCTGGCGGCTTCTGACGAACCTCCACTTTTCACCGTCAGCAAAGCAGATTTACTGGAGCATGACCGAGCAGAGTGCGCGTAGGCTCGACGACACGCTGGAGAGCGCCATTGAGATCATCGACCCGCGCGCTACGTTGTTCATCCAGGACGGCGGCTTTACCGCCCCGGGCTGGTATGACGGGTCGAATTCTGGGCACCTCCGAGATCACCCCTTCCAGACTCCTATCGGCGGCGTAATGAGGTGGGTCGGAGACCGTCTATGGGTCGCCGACGGGAGCAACGTCTTCGCCAGCGACATCGCAGATCCGTTCTCGTTCCGGGAGATCATCTACCTCGGCGGGGTTGGGTCTTTCTCGTTCCAGAGCGAGGTGACCGCGATGGCCCTGACCCCAAGCCTTGAGGTCCGACAGCTCCTGGTCTTCACCGAGTCGAACTGCTCGCTGCTGCAAGCGAACATCCGCGACCGGAGCGCCTGGCCAAACACCGCTGGCTTTCAGCAGGAGGTTTTCGCCATCGGGTGCCCGTCACAGAGGAGCATCGTCGAGCACGTCGGCGGCCTGACCTGGATGACCCAGCAGGGGGTCGTCACGCTCGACACGGCCGTCAACACGAAGCACACTGCGCGGGTTCCCATTCGCGACAGCGAGTTGCACATCTCCAAGATGGAGCTGCACGAAGACATCTCGCTTGTGGCCGGGGCGGCCTTTCAGAAGTTCGTTTTGATGAGTGTCCCCGCCCACGACCTCTACAACAAGCACACCTGGGTCCTGAACAACGCCAGCTATGAGAGCCTTACCGATGAGTCCGGTCCGTCCTGGTCCGGCTACTGGATGGGGACTCGCCCGGTTGAGTGGGTCTATGGGACGATGGCGACCACGGAGCGCATCTACCACGTCAGCGCGGACGAGGACGGTGAAAACCGGCTCTGGGAGAGTTTCCTCGAAGAGCGCCTGGACAACGGATGCCCCATCGCATGGTGCTTCGAGAGCCGCGGCTACTTCGGGCAGACGAGCGAGGTGCAGAAGCGCCTCGGCCAGGACTGCAAGTTCTGCTATGCCGACGTGAAGCTCGCCGGCATCGAGGAAGACCTCGACCTGGCGGTCTTCTACGCGGGCGGGCTCCGTGGGTCCTACAAACCAATCTTGCAACGAAGAATCAAGGTTGCAAGGGGATGCTTCCGCCAGGGCCAGGAGTATAGCGACCAGACGGATGTATTCGCCTACAAGCCCCAGGTCCGAAAGGAGAGGACGGAGGACGCCAGAGGACAGAGCATGGATCAGGAGACTGGGTCTTGTCCGGTCGAGCGCGAAAAGAACGAGGACACCGACGACTGCTTCCAGCTCATGGTGGCCGGGCACGGGCCGGCGACGCTCTGCTGGTTGCGCGTCCTTGCAACGCCGGAGGTGGACGATTTCGACGGAGAGGGCACGGCCTGCACCAACGAGGAGGGCGAGCGCGCGCTTCGCTTCGACGGGGCCGGCGCCAAGACGGATACGCTGGCCGAGGCTGACGCCGCACTGTCCGGCCGCGCAATCCGCTGGTTCGAGTCCAACCAGACAGCGAGCGTGACCTCGGACGACGGAGTGTTTTCGTCCGTCGCCGTGGGTCACGCCGAGAGCATCGTGTCCCAGGCCGCCGCCGACCGGGTGGCGCAGGTCATTGCCACCAAGCAGGCAGACCGTGACGTTCAGGGGCAACAGCCGGCCATCCTCAGCTACGGAAAGGGGTTCGATGAGACCGTTTGAGTATCTGTTCATGCGGCGGATGAAGTTCGACTACATCAGCCCTCCAATCTGTGAGGCCCTGTTTTCCTCAACCGGCGAGCCGACGATCCTTCTTGAGACTTTCGAGCGAGACAAGGTCATGGGCCTGGAACTCGACAATACGAGCGGAGTCCATCTCAAGTGGACTGCATTCCCGGGGGCACTGTGCTACTCAGTGTATCAGGCTGACACCGACGCGGGGCCGTGGGTGCTCGTGGCCGAGTGCGTGGAGGAATTCGAGATCCCAGACGAAGAGGATTGTTATATCGTCACCGCCATCACCCCCGAGGGCGAGTCGGACATCTCGGACCCTATCTGCCCGTCCACGATTACGTGCCCGGACTGGGTCACGGCTCTAGGGGGTTCTTCGGAAGAGACTTGCGGTTCGCTGTTCTCGCTCACGGTCGAGGCGGCAGTGATTCCAGCCGACGTTATCTATTATGAGTGGACCAAGGATGGCGACCTCGTCTTCGCGGAGACCAAGACTGGAGCGTCCACGTTTGTCATCAACTCCTTGGTCGCTGGTGATGCCGGACTTTACCACGTCGAGGCTTATTACGGTGAGTCCTGCAAAGTTTCCACCGACCAGGTTCTAACCGTGGTTGGGTGCGGCGGCGGAGGCGGGTGCGACTGTGGAGGCTTGATGCCGGATGAGTTCCTGGAAGACTGCGACGAGTTCGTTGTGCAGCATGCCGGGGAATTTCCGGCCCCGGCGGAAACATCGTTCTTTTTTGGGGCGGGCGTCTATGAGATGCGGTATGTGTCGGGGTCCTCCTATGAGTGCTCTCATGCAGTCCCCACCTTCAACGATCCGGCTGACTGTGCCGACACATTCCAGAACTGTCAGTCTAACGCCGTATCATCCACGGGGAGGATCGGTGGCCAGGCTGATATTGACTTCGGCCTTGGATGGGTCCAAGCGGTGGCGCTTGGAGCCGCTGTCGTTGAGAGTGAGTTTCGGCCCGGTGGCGGGAATAATTGTCTCAAGAAGGCACTTGTTTCAGCCGCAACCGTCGCGGCGGCGCTTGAGGTGGCATACCCCGGTAAGAAGAATTCCACGCTCGGGGCTGGTATGTGCGGTCTGATTCCGTGGGTGTGGGATAGCGGGGCTGAGAAGACTTATCCTGGCCGTGTCGAAGCCGGATATGCCGGGGGCAACTGCGCCTCCGTATGCGGTGACGAGACGGCTTGTCCTGGGTCTCCTCCAGATCCGGGTGAGAATTGCAAGCCGGCTACGTGTGACACCATCGTCGAGATTTACCGTGTTAAGAAGTTCATCGCGCAGCCCACGGTGCTGACAATTCAAGGATGGGGGGCCGCGATGAAGGCGCTTCTGATCGGCGTTATCAACCCGAAACCGAACGTGGACGTGGGCTATGAGTGGGCTGGAAAGTTTGGATCAGCGACTAACCAACCCGATGAATTTCCTGGAATTGCGGAGACCGGAATTTCCTACGCGTTTTGGACGACCTATCCGTATCCTGGGATTGGGCAGATTGATGTGTCTGGTTCTTCCCTATGGGCAAGTGTTGGAAACGTCAATCCCGCCGACAACAAATGGCAGTTGACTATCTTCGCTTCTTGGCTGGACCAAGCAGACATGTGGCAAGCCGAGACCCTCTGGAGGGGGACTAAGTTGTCTGGAAATACTGGGGCGGGCGCATACTGCTGGGAGGCGTCGTTTGTCCCCGAGCTTCAAACCCTGTTACCCTGCATCGTCATGGTGTGATTTATGCCTCTACAAGAAACCAACCTACTGATTCAGATGGCCCCTGTGCCTCTGACGTTCGCCGGAACTCCGCAAGCCTGGGCCGCTGAGATGGTCCGCCGGATGCGGATCGTATCGCCCTCGGGCACGAACTTCATCTACATCGGCGACCAGGAGCCCACGAGCAACGTTGGCCCCTGGCTGAAGAATGGGACCAAGTGGTATGTCTTTTCGGACATCACGAACCGCTACGTCCCGCAGGACATCTCCGAGTCGGAGACCGACTGGTTCTTCATGGGCAACTCGACTCCCGTGGACACCACGCCGCCGGTATGGTTGAAAACGACGCTCGACGGCCCGAACTTTGGGCAGCCCATCTCCTGGTATGTCTGGAACGGCGCCAACTGGGTCCCCTTTGTGGGGATCGTCCCGGCCGGCGCAACCGCAGACCGCCCCACGAGCCCTCAGCAGTTCCAGATGTTCTACGACACCGACATTTCGGTGCTGATCTGGTTCGAGCGCAGCGCCTGGCGGACGGTGTCGGGTGTCCCGGGCGACATCAAGCAGGTGGCCTTCGAGACCCTGGCCGAGGCGGTGTTGATGAACCCCGGCTGGGAGCTGCTCGGAGCAAACAACCAGGCGTGGCGCGGGCGCTACCCCATGCAGGCCGCCGCCGACTTCGATGGCAGCAACGCCGTATCAGTGGGTTCCGGCGTGGCCTCGCGCAACGCGCACGAGACTTTCGGGGAGACCGACGGCATCAAGATGAGTGCCACCTCGCTGGTTCCGTATCCGCCGTCCATTGCGTTCTGGACACTTGTGAAAACCTGAGCCACTATAGGGTGATGGTTGTTGAAATTCGAGCTGAGGAAGTGTTCACGGTGGTCGCCGGGTATTTACACCGGTGTCCGCCGGAGTCATTCCCGCATCCGGTCAACGACTCGGTCCTGCCCAAGCTCGCCAGCTTCATCGAGGCCGGTATGGGGCACTGCTGGGTGGCGGTCGGCCGAGATGGGCTTCCTGACGGAGTTTTCTTCGCGCTCTTCGTCGAGGACCTCTTCACAGATGACCTGGTGGCCCAGGAGCTGTTTTGGCATACCCTCCCCGGCCGCCGAAAGGGCGGCGCTGGGATGCGGTTGCTCCGAACCTTTCTGGCGGAGGCCAAGCGTAGGAAATGCCGTGACGTGTTGGTGGGGTATCAGATGACAGACCAGAACCAGTTTCTGGAGGAGATTTACCGTCGCATGGGCTTCAAGCTCATCGCGAAGGGCTACAAGAAAGTGATCTAGTATGGGAGCCGCAGGCGGAATCATCGGGGCAGTGGGATCTATCGCGGGGTCGGCCATCCAGGCCAGCGCCCAGAAGAAGATCATGCAGATGCAGCTTGACTCGATCAAGAAGCAGCAAGAGTTCGTTTACAACGAGCTGAACCCCACCAAAATCAACGCACAGGCGTCCGAGGCGGACCGGCAGCGCGCCCAGGCTCGGCTGCGGCTCCAGGGAAAGGTTGACCCAGCAGCACTGGCTGCCCGCTATGCCGGCGAGCAGAAGGTGTTGGAGGGCGTCCAGGGTGTGGGCCAGGCGTCGTCGGACCAGCTCGCAGCGATGGCCGCCAGCGAAACGGCTGCCAACGCCGGTCAGTTCGAGGCGGTCAAAGCCAAGATGATCGACCAGGCCATGACCGAGCTTGACGCGGGCGCCACTCTGCCGCCCGACGTGCAGGCTGAGCTGGTGAAAGCCGGCCTGGAACGGTCCGGCTCAGTCAGCGGCGCCGCGGGCTCCCCCGGCTTCGGCGGGAATATCATCCGCAAGCTGATCGGCCAGGAGGCGCTCAAGCTCCAGGCGGACCGGCAGGCCCGCGCACAGCAACTCTCGACGACCGCGCAGAACCTCGACACCGCCCGCGCGAACATCATTGGCAGCCTTTTCCCGAGGTTGCAGCAGCAACAGATGGGCAACATCACGATGGGCCAGTCGGGCGTATCACTTTCCGAGGCGCTCAAGCCTGACGCTGGACTCTCGGGCACCGACATCGCAAACCTCTGGCTGGCTCGCGTCGGTGCAACGAACCAGCTTGCGGGCCAGGCGCGAAACGCAGAGGCCGTCGCGATGGGCAACATCGCTAACGCCTGGCAATCTGGGATAACAGGTGCTGCCACTGGGCTTGGGAACGCCTTCGCCCCGCAGCCGCAGAATCCGTATGCGGACTTGATGGCAGCGATGGTGAAGAACAATCAGCCAGCCGTCGGAAACTACGGACCAGCCGTTGCGAATGATTGGACTTTGGGAGGAGCGCCTTAACGTATGCCCTGGAGCGCACAACATATCGCGCCGCAGAGTTCTCTGGCCATGAAGACGGCCCGGGTTCCTGCCGGTGGTAACTTCTCATGGGGAGGCACACCTCCGGTGTTGTCTGCTCCCACGATTCCCGCGGCGACGGCCCCGGCTGTCAATCCGCAGGCCGACCAGCGCACGGATGCGGTGGCCCCACCGAGGAGCCCGCCCACAGACCCCAAGCTCAAGGACTCCACGCTCGGGTCTCGCTACTTTGGAAGGATCGACCCAAGTCCGGCCACCGTATCAAAGGATGCCAAGCTGGATTCGGCCACCTCGAAGGAACCGGGGACGGCGGCCAAAGCCCTCCAGGCTCGCGTCGGTGCCACCAGCCTGGCGGACTCGAAGCTCGGGTCACGCGGCGCCAGCACGGCACCCGCCGTGAAGCCGGGCAGCCTGATCCAGGCGTCCACGTTCAAGTCCCCCTACGCGCCGCAGTTTTTGACGGATGCCGTGACGGGTCTGAACGAGACCCAGTCCTACACGGCCATGATGCACGACGAATGGCGCAACACGCTACTCAGGGCGTCCGAGAGCAATCCAAACCTACTGCCAGCCCTCGCCGCTGCCAGCATCCAGTCCGGGGCTAAGTTTTCGCTTGGGCTCGGGGGAGGTGGGTCCACCGGAGCACCAACCCAGCGTCAGCCATCTTACTGGGAACAGAAGCTCGCAATGGAGGACCAGGACAAGGCGTCTAAGGATTTGAAAATGGGGCAGGATATGCTGGAGCAGTCCAGGATGTCTCCCGGAATTGGTGGGTCCTGGAATTACCAGAATACCCTGGCCAAAGACGCGCAGGACAGGATCGACAAAGCCAACGCCGCCCTCGCGATGTCAAGGCGCGTGCTCGGGACGCAATCGGAATCCGAGATGATTAAAGACCGGGATAAGCAACTTAGATCCCAATACTACGGGAGCTTTTCTCCCTCTCAGGTGAATGCAGCCAAGGGAAACAACCCCTGGACGCAATCCTATGACGCCTGGTCGGGGTTCGGCAGCGGTTGGACTTCCATGTTCGGTTGAGAATGTTATGGCAAACGAGAACGCTCCTATCGGGCAGATCAATCCGGCGAACCTCATTGGCCAGTTCAAGCCGCAGACGGACGCCACCAGCAACTTCGTGCAGGCGATGCGCGCTGGCGTCATCAACGCCAACGACATCGTCCAGGGCATCGACAGGCACCAGCAGGCGAAGGTGCAGCTCTCGGCGCAGCAGCTCGCGCTGGCGGAAGCGTCGAACCCCACCGCGATGGCGGCCAGGCAGGCCCAAAACGAATTGAGCCTGGCCACGTCTAAGGCTGCTCTTCCACTTGTTCAGCCACTGGCCACCGCTAAGCAGGGTGAGGCGATGGCCTCTATCTGGGGAGCGCAGTTGACGGCATTGGGAAGTTCCCCCCAGGAAGTGATGCAGCAGAATGCTCTTGGCGCGAATGTCCCGATGGATTTCACCAAGATGCCCGATTCTGGTCTGTTGGCCATGATTAAGGCCAACCGTGATACGATTCAAAAGCACGGAGAAACTGGGAAATATCTTGGCTCCGAAATCGAGAAAGGAACGCAGGTTATAACTGCTGACGGAACCGTCATGCAATCAGATCCGCGCTGGGTGAACCAGAATCGCCCCTTGACACCGGGGGAAGCGGACGCTTGGAATAAGTATAAGCAGTATTCAAATCCGTTTGAATGGGACCGGGCGAAGCGTCCGGGTTTTGATTTGTGGAAAGGGGTTGGCGAAGGTCAGTTTGGAACAGCGGCTGCACCTGCCGCGACGAAGGCCACCGGGCCGTGGGCGGCCGGGTATGACAACGGTCCGGTCGTAGCACCCCGTGAGACACCGGGCGGCAACACCAGCTCACCGGTTCCTGGCGTTCGTGTGACCCAGTCTTCGGTGGAGAAACTCAAGCCGCTGACTCAGTCGGAACAGGCGATGGGAATTGGGTTGGCACGCATGATTCATGGTGAGGGCGTGCAGATGACACTGGCAGATAAAGGATATGATGCCGGTAAAAATTGGAGCTGGGCACAGCGGACGATAATCCCAGATATTCCAATCATCGGGGATATGATTACACAGGATACCCGTAAGTGGAAGTCTTCGTCCGACGAGTGGGCTCAAGGGCTTCTACGTATTGAGTCTGGCGCTGCGATTGCTTACAAAGAACAACGCTGGTATGAGAAGACCTTTTTCCCCCAGCGTGGGGACGGACCGGAAGTTCAAGCGCAGAAGTTGGAGGCTCGATTAAATATTATGAGGTGGTTTCATCAGGTGATGGTCCACAAGCTGGGCTCCACAGGCGACCTTCAGGCTAACTACATGAAGTTGATGGACGAGCAGGCGGCTCGGGTTGGGGTG